TCTGACTGCCCATGACCTTCGGCTTCTTGGGCTTCTTGGGCTTCTTCATACCCATGCCATCACGCAGTTTCTTGTTCATCGTAACCTCCTAGGGTCCGTTGTTGGCCCACAATGCCCGCGCATCGTCCCACCCGCCGGTATAGCGTTCCATTGCGCCGGCCTTGAAGTTGCGCGTATCGAAGTCATTGTCGTTGAAGAACTGCACGGCTTCGCGTTCCTGATGAATCATGCCGTGCCCGTCGCCACCGACATCGGTCAGCAGGAACCAGGCGTGTGGCGCGGTCAGATACACCGACTCGACGATGCCTTCCGGGATCGCTGCCGTGTACTGAATCGCATTCACATCGTTGTTCGCCGTTCCCGACTGATACATGCTCTTGGTGATGCGCACCGCGTTGTAGAACTCCTGACGCGGGACGATCAACTTGCGCGCCTTGACGTTGATGAGCAGACCCTTGTCGTCGACGAAACCCTTGATGGCAATCAGCCCGTCTTCGAGGGAGACTTCCGATAGGTCCGCTGCCACGGTAGGCGTATTGGCATACGTTCCGCCGCCGACCAGAGGATGTGCCGTGCTCGCCAGCGCTACGCCATCGGCGCCAAGGTAGGTGCCGTTGAAAGCGCGGTTGTAGATCAGGTGCAGGTTCAGTTCCTTGGCTTGCACCATCGAGAACGCCAGCGCCTTGGTTCTGCCCTTGGAAACCTTGGGATAGAGATTGTCCTGAATTTCCTCATAGGTGCAAATGTAGCCCAACGCATAGGTAACGTTGGTCAGGCGCGTCGTGAAGCCCTGTTGTTGCGAGTCGTAGGCAATGGATGAACCCTGTGCCTTGATCTGCGACAAACCGAAGCCGGTAACTCCGAGGTATTCTTCGTAGTTCTTGTCCGACTTGACGGTGTTGAACAGTTTGGGATACACCTTCTCGTGTTCCCGGTAGGAAATGCCAAAGACTTCCTGTAGCCCCGGCCACAGCAGTTTGGGGAAGGTGCCAGTCGAGATTGTTCCGCCAGCCATGATTTATCTCCTTAGACGCCGGCGGTCAGGCCGAGGAATTCGTGGGCATTCAGTTTGACGCGATAGATCGCGGCGACACCGAAGGCGTTATTGGGCACCTGCGCCAGACCGAGCAGTTTTCCGGTCAAGCTGCTGGTCGTATTAATCGACGCATTGGCAATCACCGTTCCCGATACGGAAATCGATGGCGCGGCGGGCGATCCGCCGGCAATGGTAAACGAGCAGTTGTTGTTCGACTTCGCCGCCGTCCCATTGGTCGCCGAGGAATTCTCGTACTGGCACAGGAACGCCACCATCGGGTCGTCGACCACGTATACATAGTAGTCGCGAGTTTTGGTCGCCGGGATGTTGGTCACTTCCAGCGACAGTGCCGAGCCTTGCAGGGACACGCCGCCGACGTTTGCTGCTTCGACGCCGACGATCACGCCACGATAGGTATCGGTGCCGGTAGTCGACTTGACGACGCAAGTCACGCCATTGGCGTCGGCATCGTTGGTGGAGAGCACCAGATCGCCGACGTAGTAGGCGTTGTTGTCGGTCGACTTGATGCAGTAGCGACTGCCTGCCTCGTTGAACGGTGAAGCCGTTAGCGAGCGGTGAGGCGACAGCCCGAACGGTTTGTTGACATTTGCCATGAACGATCCTTAACGATAGGTTTTGGTCCCGATGTCGATAGGCGGAAGATTCGAGCCTGGTTGCGCTACGTATTGCCGGTCTTCGCTGCGCGCCCCGGGGAGTTGTCCGCGCCGCAACGCCCGCTCGACGGGCATGTTGGCTTTCTGCTCGTGTTCTTCCTGGTGCAATTTGTCCATCCAAACAGGTTTCTTCATCAGGTAGGCGTAGATGGGATTGCCGTTATCCACGCTTACCACCTTGCGTACATTGGCACCTAGATCGGCATTGCCGGGAGTAAGTCCATCGTTTAAAGCTATCTCGTGCGCTTGCACCATTTCCCATCCGGAAATCTTGGCTTGCTGAATCCGCACGCCGGAGTTGGCCGTGTCGGTAAACCAGTAGAGGCGAAATCCCGGAATCGGGTCGCGGGTCGTACCATCGATACCAAACACTTCCAACTGCTTGATGTCTCCGGAAAACAGATTGCGCGGCGGCGCTTTCGGACGGTCTTGCGGCGGCGCCACTGGAACATTGAAATCTACATTGCTTTCAGTGTCTTGCATAATGGTTTCCCGTGGAACCTCGGCGTGCGGCGCTAAGGCCGCATCGGCTTCGCGTTGTTCTCTTACCTTGCCCCACTCGCTGCGGGGAATTCCTTTATAGGCGCTCGGTCCTCGGGCCATGGTCAAGTCCTAAAATATTCGGCGGGGAAGCGTTTTACCAATTCCTCACGCTTCACCTTGGGCGTGTCTTCGAGGAATTTCTCGTACTCGGCCTTGACCTCCGGCTTCAGGTCGTTCCAGGAACGACTACCATTCTTGCCGGCACCGCGCTCGCCGCCCGACTCGGCCATCGATGTTCTCCGCGTAGTGGGGAATTTCTCGGGATAGAGCCGGCGCATACGGTCGCGGGCTTCCTCGAAAGCCTCGGGATAGGACTCGGCGATGCCGGCTTCCATGACGTTCTTCAATTCGACAGCAAAGATTTTAGCCAATCTCTGGTCGGTCTTGACCCACGGATTCCGTGCTGTGAACTCCAGAAAATCGCGCTGGACCTCGGGATCGACAGGCGGCGCAGTCTTGGCCGCCACAGGCGGAGTCTTTTCTGCGACTTTGAGATCGAACAGTTGGTCGGTGATTTCATCGACTTTATCCCAATCGCCATCTTCCCGCGCTTGCCGCATCTGCGCGCGTAGGATTTGCCGGTCGGTTGAGACTTTGGCTTCGCGTTGTTGCGCTTCGCGCTGCGTTTCCTTGGCTTCGAGGGCGGCGATTTTCGCCCGCAATTCCTTGTTCTCACGGGTGACGATGGGCAGGAAGTTGCGGCGGAAGTCGATATAGTCCTCGGCCGACTTCCAACCTTTCTCGCTGCCGTGCTGGTCTACCCATTCCTGCTTGGCAACCCATCCGGATTGCCGTGCTTCCTGCTCTAAGGCCGCAGTTTCGGCGGATGGCGACGCCGATTCTCCGGAAGTCTCAGTGCTTTCTTCCGTTTGCTGTTCCTGTTCCGCGTTTTCCGGAGGCAATCCCTCGGAATTCTCGGATTTCAAGGCTAAATTGTTTGTGTCATCGGCCATATGGGAGTCCTTTTATTCCTAAATGTTCTAAAGGTCAAGCCGCCTTATAACTTCCGGTGCCGAATACTTCGACACTCGACTGTGCCGCGTTCAGTGCCCAGTCCGGCATCTTGGTCGCCTTGCCGAGAATGCTCGACGCCCGCAACACCCAGTAGCGTTCGCCGTCCACCGGGAAATCTTGGCCCTGATAGCGCGGAAAAATCACCAGATCACCGAGTTTTATGCCATCCAACTCAGGTGAGCCGATGGCGGAACTCCCCCAATCGACCAAGGTGCCCATCTGCATCGCCATTTGTTCCTTGTCCTGGGCGGCTTTGGGGAGTACGATACCGCCAGAGGTCTTCTCCTCGACTTTCATCGGGCGGATGAGCACCTTATCCCCCGTTACCTTCAGGCCCGACTGGTTCAGCATGGCTTGTTCCCTCTCCTATATGCGCGATGTTGTACTGCAATTGCGCCAGAACGCCTGCCGCAGCGAGGGCAGCGGCATTCTTGGCTATCCATAAATGCTGATTTTCGTCTTCGTAGGCTCTATCCAGCCAGTCCTGCTGATGCTGCTTGACCATTTCCCCGAGAAACAGGAGGAATTCCTTGGTTTGCGGCAGTTGTGCCCATTGCTGCCAGTCCGGACCCTGCATCGTTATGCTCACGCTGGAACTCCGTTTCCTTCTGGATCAACTCTAGCGCCTTCAGCAAGCCTTCGTTGCGTTGTTTGGCGGCGCCAATCTGCGCTTCGATGATGGCAATCTGGTGGCCGACATCGACACCCTTGGCTTCCGCCAAAAGTTTTTCGGCTTGCGCGTAGAGTTTCATCACTTCGGCCTGATTCTTGCCGACCTCGACCTTTAGTTCGATGGCGGCGTCTTGCCGTTCCGACTGGAAGCGTTTGACTTCGAGTTGGAACTGCTGCTGCTTCAACTGCGCATCCATCATCTTCGGGTTGGGTAACGGCGGGAAATCCTTAGCCGGTTGCGGCTTGCCATCCGGACCCTGTTGCATCGGCGGCGGCATGATCTCGTCGATATTGGGAATGTTCATCGCCCGGTACAGCCGCAACGCCGCTTGATACTTGTTGTGCCCGGGAACGGCCAGGGCGTTTTGGAACACGATGCGCGCCTGATCGATACGCTCGGTGTCGGAGACGACGTGCGGATCGGCGGCGGGTCTTACGTCGATATTTTCTTCCTGATAGTCGGCAACGGAAATCATCGCTCCTTGGCCCGAGGTCAACTCCGTGTAATTCTGATCGACTTCGAGGAACAGTTTATTGAGTTCGTACTGCACCCGGTATTCCTCGCGCAGATGCCGCCAATTGCGCTTGAAGATGGCGTTGTAGACGCGGGCGCCGTTCTGATTCATCGTCCGCGCGGTTTCGGCGGGAGTGTTTTGGCCGATGTTTTCACCCACCTGAAGTTCGGTAGCAGAGACAATTCGCTCTCCATACTGGAGAAGAAGTCCGAGCAGTTGAAGCAGAACCGCACTCGGTTCGCGGATGGGAAGTGGTAGAACATTTTTCCGGAGATCATCGCCTGGCGCATCAACGGGTATCCATTGGTTAGGCTGAAAAGTAACGGCTCCGCCTTTTCCCTTGAACCCGCGACCGAGAAATCCACCTCCCAGCGTCGCCATGGTCCCAGCATCCAACATCTGATTGATAGTGGTGTTGACCGTTTCGTTAAGAGGGCCGAGGATGGCGCCGAGTCCGAGGTCATAGAACCCCCCGTCGGGTGATGGAATGAAACCGTACTTGATGAACACCTTGACCGGGGTGATCTTGTAGATGTCGTTGTCGCGGCGCTTGATGCCGCTCGGCAGATAGCGGGCGACGATGCGCCGGACCTGTCCGCTGTTGATGTCGAAGGTGACGATGTAGGGTTCCTGATAGCCGTCGTCGTCGAGATCGAGCCAGCAGTACTGCTCGCCGGTGAAGTAGGGTGTGGCCTGATCGTCGGGCGGCGCTTGAATGCCTTGCCGTTCGTCCTTAGCGATGGTCTGCTCGGCGGTGGTGTTGGTGGCCGGCGAAGGATCGACATGGATATGGCTGAAGCGGCCGTCCAGTTCGCGCTGGCGGATGTTGTTCGGATAGAGATAGTAGGTATTGGTGTAGCGTTGCGCGTCGTCGAGGCTGGTGGCGTAGTAGTTGATGACCAAGTTGGCGGGCAACACCAGCCGGGTGACCTG